GTGTGTCAAGACCGCAAGGACACCGGAAGACATTAACTACCAAACAACGTTGACGGGGGTGTTGATCGAGGGGGCGACCGATCCCGTCCGCCGTAAGAACGGGGTTGATGCGTCGTTAGCAGGCTGTAATCCCGAAGAATTCCTGCGATACTATTCGGCCAACGGAAGTGAGAAAACCGGACAGCAACCGGGCAGCGGCGAGATTATCCGCGAAAGCGCCTTTACCGAAGAAGCCAATCCGGCATTGGTCGCCGCCTATCCGACCTACCGGGATTATCTGTTCGGAGAACATTTGCTGCAATACCCCGCAGCTTATGGTGCGCTGCTGCGCGACGGCAAGACCGACACTCACCTGATCGGGCGGCTTACCTTCGAGGACATTTATGGTAAGACACAGTACCGCTACCCGGCCGCTGCGGCTGCTCTCGACTACGGCATCACGGTCGAGGGCGCAACTACCGGACTGGAAGCGGGCGCATGGTGGCTGCCATCCGTCGACGAAATCTATCTGCTCATGCACGACCGCGTGCTGACGGCTGCCGACGTGGAAAAAGACCCCGTAAACCGCACGCTGTCACGCCTCGGTAAGGCGACCTGTTACGGGTCTAACACTACTTTTCGAACGCCATGCGAGCACAATTACGCCCTCGCGTTCGTCTACAATGGCTACACGGGCAACTTGAACGGCAACTACAAGTATAACACCTACTTCGTGCGTACGGTCAGTGCTTTATAACCACCTGAACCATGGAAACACAACAGCAAATCAACATCCTCGAATCGCGGCAGCTCGAATTACGGGCAGTCATGGCCAAGTCCGACGACAGGGCGGCCAAATGCAGTAAGTCCGGCCTTGACTTCCGGGCTACCTATCCCCTGGATTATGAGGAGTACGAAGCGGCCAACGCGGAGTACAACGCGAATGAAAAGACCCTTGCGGAGCTGAGGGCCCGACGTGCCGAAGAGCTGGCCGCCGAAGAAACGGTTATGAACTTTCAAAATATTGAGCAATGAAGATGTATATGACCAACAAGCCCAACGGCGAGCCGTTCTATCCCGTAACCGTAGCCGAAGCCGTGCTTGTTTCCGAAGGAGAAACTTTAGCCGCGGTGCTGCAACGGCTCGAACAGAGGATCGCAGAATTGGAGAAGTCGGAAGCGGCGCCCCAGGCGCAGACAAACGTGTTGCCCGAACAATAGAATACACCCTATGGAAGCATTGTGGAGATTTATAGAAAGGCTCTGCGAAAAAGTATGGCAGGTGTTGATCGGTGCCCTGGTGTACATGTTCAACGCCATAGCCCCGATACACGACATACTGACGGCCTGCATGATTATATTCGCCGCAAACTTTTTCACGGGCCTGTTCGCCGGCGTGCTCGTACAGCACGAAGGATTCATATTCCGCAAGGCTTTCAAGTGCATATCCGAGGCTGCGGTAATATCGGGACTGATGGCTATGATACTGCTCGTCGGGGACAACATCGACAACCACGACGGGGCGATGTCGGCGATCTCGCTCGCAGTATATGCCCTGATATATTTCTACGGGGTCAACATCCTCAAGAACCTGAACCGCATATTCCCGAAGAACCGATACATCGACTTCCTGTACTATGTGCTCTCGTTCGAGATGATTAAGAAGATTCCCTATTTGGAAAACTACAAACAAAAACAAAAGGACAAATGAAAAAGAAATGGATCGTATGGAGCATCGTTGCGGCCGTGGCCGTAGTGCTCGGAATCGTATTCCCGCGTTACATCCTCGTGGGGGTTGTTTGTGCTATGGCCGGATGGGTCGGGCATATCCTGTACACTAAACACATCGCGCAATGACACGAGGGCTCAGAAACAACAACCCGCTCAACATCGAGAAGACACGGGGCGGCAATCCCTGGCAGGGCGAGGTCGTACCGTCGAAAGACAAGCGTTTCGCGCAATTTACGACGGTGGCATACGGCTATCGGGCTGCCTTCAAGCTGTTGAACAACTACCAGCGTAACTACGGGCTGGACACGATCCGCAAGATGATCGGCCGCTGGGCCCCGTCGGAGGAGAACCACACGGACGCCTATGTCCGCACCGTGGCGGAAAGATCGGGGGTGCCCGCCGACAGTCGGATCACCACGACCAACCGCGACGTGATGGTTCCCATCGTAGCTGCGATGTCGTTCGTAGAGAACGGCGTCGAGGCCAAGATGCTCGACGTACAGGCCGGGTGGGATTTGTTCGTAAAGGCATGAAACGCTTGATCCTCTACCTGCTCGCCGCCCTTGCGGCCGGGGCGCTGCTCTTCGGCTGGGGATACCGCCGGGGCGCCGCGTCGGTGGTTGTCGAAGAAACAACGCGCATCGACACGGTGTTCTATCCGCGGCCGGAACCGCTGCCCGGCACGTACCGCCTGGCCGACATCTCGGTGCCGGTGCTGCTCTTCGCGCCGCCCGACACGGTAACGGAGACCGTCGTTGTGAAAATCGGGGCAGACAGCGTGCAAATGAAGGTGGCGATGGAAACGCGCCCCTACTCGGACAGCACCTACCGGGCACAGGTCAGCGGGCCGCGGATCGGCAACCTGCGGCCGACGCTCGACTGGATAGAAACATACGACCGCACGACCATCCGACAGCAGGTAGTCACCCGGCGGAGCCGCTTCGCCCTGACTGCCGGGGTCGGGGCGGCGTACACGCCGCAGGGGTTCCAGCCTACGGTCGGCGTAGGAGTAGGTATTATTTTATGGCAATTCTGACAGGTATGAAGATAATTTATAACGACATCATCCCCTTCAAGGGATACAAGGCTATCAATCTGTTCGGGATCGTATTTGCCCGCAAGTCCGCCCGCCCGTTGTCGGATAAAAATAAAAACCACGAAGCGATACACACCGCACAGATGAGAGAACTGTTATATGTGCCCTTCTACATCGTCTACCTATTGGATTGGGTATTTCACGGCTTCAAGTACCGAAGGATAACTTTCGAACAGGAAGCATATGCCCATGAAGATAACCCTGAATACCTTGAAATACGAAAACACTACGCGCAATGGAAGAGATGATTTACATATACTGGGATGACTTCCCATCGGTTGTAACCGAATAACGGGCCTTGGGGTACGGGCATAAAAAAGTCCCCAACGCTTTCCCGCATATACCACTATACGATTGTGCCAACGCACCACATTGAGGACTTATTCCTTGAATCGGTGTGTTGGCTTTTTGTATAGTGGTATAACAAATTTATAATAAAAAATCGGGAAAGCATATGCGTAAATCGGAGCTTTTTGCACAAATACTCGAATGTGTTGCATTTGAAACTGAAATAGCCAAAGAACAAATCCTTTCGAAGGATAAATTTCAAGATGTGGTCGATGCACGTTACATGCTCGTGCACTTCTGCCATAAAAACGGCATGTACATCACCGACATCGCCCGGATGATGCGCTTCTCCCGCCGGGCCATAGAGAAGATGGTCGCCGGGTTCGATGAACGCAAGCGATACAGCCACCCTATATTCGAAATACAGTGCGAACTTATTGCGAAGAAGTTGCCTCCCATCTGCGCCCCAATGAATTGATATGCCTGCCGCCCGCAGCCACCTTTGCAATGTTGCAACAGGTGAACGCCCGGCCTTGACAGGGGCGGCAATCATTCAATAATTATTAAAAATGGGTTCGGATAAAACTTATATTTTCGATGGAGGCGGCTCGGGTGGCGGCCTTGACATCGCGGCTCTCGTCTCGTCAATGATGGGCAACAAGGGCATGGATCCCAACCTCGTAGCGGCACTCATGAACGGTAACAACAACCGTGGTGCATGGGGCGGTGACGGGTGCTGGTGGATCTGGATCATCCTGCTGTTCTTCTGCTGGGGCGGCTTTGGTGGCAACGGCTTCGGCGGTAACAACGCCAATGGCCTTCCTGCGCAGCTCAACGGTGACGCCGGACGGGAACTTCTTATGAACGCAATCCAAGGGAACGGCGCAGCCATCAATCAGCTGGCATCGTCGCTCAACTGCTCTACGCAGCAGATTCAGAACACGCTGTGCAACATCCAGGGCACCCTCGGCATGTCAAGCCAGCAGATCATCAACGCTGTACAGTCGATGGGATGCCAAATCGGCAACCAGATCGCCGCGTGCTGCTGCGATATGAAGCAGGCCATCAATGGCGTCAATGTGGGCATGGAGCGCGGATTCAGTAGCGTTGCCTATGAAACACAACGTCAGACCTGTGATTTACAAAACACAATTCGCGAAACTTCTCAAAGCGGGACTACAGCGATAATTTCCAAACTGGATCAAATGCAGGCAGCTGCATTGCAGGATAAAATTGATGCCCTGCGCGAAAAGAACAGCACGCTGACCACGCAGCTCAACCTCGAACACCAAAACGCCTACATGGCCGGTGTTGTAGGACAGGCTGTAGCACCCGTGAACGCCGCTGTAGCGGCTTTGCAGAATGACGTGAATAGCATCAAGTGCAAGCTGCCCGAAACGGCTACCGTGCCCTATTCGCCTATTGTCGGTGTGCCTACGTGTATTGCCGCACAATATGGTCTCGGATATGGTGCAGGGTTTGGCTTTGGGGGGAGCGGCGGATTTTGGGGATAATGCTATTATGCGCCGATAGGTGAAATGTTCTTTGACTTACTGATAAGAGGCTTCCCAATCCGAAAGCCAGCGCCAATGAAATCCTTTCAATGTGCGAGTTGGTTTTCGAATGCATTCATATATTCCTCCGATGTGAAATCCGTGTAATTGATGGGCTTCGGATGCTGTTTTATATTTTGCAACCAATATTCCATTTTTAATCTGGACAATTGGCTTTCTGTTTTTCTTGTTGGGTATTCTTCGTGCTTTTGCTGCACACTCTCTTGTGACAGGGTTAAGCATGTTCATTGAACGAGTACACCAACGAAGATTACGTGCCACATTGTTCGTCCGGTTCCCATCTATATGGTCTACATATGCATAGTTATTAGGATTGGGGATGAACGCTTTAGCAACAAGCCTATGGACTAATTCAGTCTTATCTACTCCGTGTAGGGATGTAAGTCTAACTCTCAAATATCCTCCCCGATTTGGGCGAGGAGTTAATATGCGAGGTTTAGTCGTCCAACTATTGTTATTACCTCCGCTCACGCGATGGGATAGCGATGAAACCCTACCATAATCAGATACCGCGAAATAGCCGAGCGTACCATCAATAATACGCCATTCTTCTCCTTCGAGAGCAACACTCTCTATGAATTCCCGATTTGTCATTGCCAAACAATTTAGTGGTGCCAAACGAGAAAAAGAGGGAAGGACGTTTGGCAAGCCCTTATCAGTTGGTCATGACTCCAACCTATCCCGATGTAAAATTAGTTATAATAACTTAAAATACAAAAATATGGCAGTATTCCCATTTCAGTATGTTAACCGCAGAGGCATACCGGTACTAAAAACTACAGGCGTGACAGTGGAGACCACAGGGGTTGTGTTTTCCTTTCCCAACCACGCATTTGCAAATTCGTGGTACCGGGGACTCGTGCTGGTTGAGTTGGTACAGGAAATCCCTGCCGGCACAACGGGAACACTTCCCGTGCTGTTTGAAACCAACGGGCAAAATAAGAATCTGACGACGTACAACGGAGCAAATGTTACAGTATCGGATATTCCGGGGTCAGGGGTATACCAGATATGGTATGACAAGCAGACCGATACTTTGCAATTGATGACCGGTGCCGTCTGAATTAAAAAAACAATTAACCGAAAGACGGGGAGGAGGGCTCCTTCTCCCCTATCTTTCACAAATCATTAACCAAGATGTTTCAGAACTTGAGAAAAGGCTCCTTAGTCTACGTTTTCGACAACAGGGAACAGCCTAAGTTTTATACAGCCAACGTAAAAGACGTATCGGCACCGTATTTCCCGCCCCAAAAGCCCGGGCAATTCTCGCCGATGCCGCAATTCATCAACATCTCGATAGAGGGCAACGAGCCCTGGGGCGTCCCTATGCAAGCGGACATCGTTTCAAAAGACGGACTTACCGTAGCGACGACACGGGAAGTGTTGAAGCCGACCATCATGGAGGCACAGCAGGCAAGCCGTGACATCGTGGAATCATTCGACAGGCACAAAGCCAACCTGAAGGTCTACGATGAGATCCTGATGCAGCTCGATCCCGAAGCTGCGCGTTCAAAAGAGCTCGAAGCCGAAAACAGGGAGTTGCGGAAGATGCTCGCTGACATGAACGAACGGCTGAGCCAGATACCGACGGCGGAAGAACTGAGGAGCCTTGTCAAGTCTGAACCACCTGCAAAAACAAAGTAACTATGGGTTGGAGAATCATAGGTGAAGGCCGTGGCGGCTTCGGCGGCCACGAAGAGGAGATGGAGCGAGAGCTCCGACGCGCCTACGAAGAAGGCTTTGAAGAAGGCCGGCGTGAAGGCCGTGGCGGATACGGTGAGCGTGGCGGCTACGGACAAGGTGGCGGCTACGGCGAACGTGGCGAGTATGACCGCGGCGGGTATGAGTATGACGACGCCTACGGCGAACGCCGTGGCGTAAGGGGTACAGGCCCCTATTCGCGGTATCGCAGGCGGTAAACCGGAGGGAGAGGGCCGCAGTGCCCTCTCCTATTTTAAATCGAAAAATATGGACAGGTTAGATACACATGAAAACTTCCCGGCAGGGTTCCGGGAATATCTCGAAAATTACGGTTGGCACTTTTCAAAGAAAATGTGCGAATTCGCCGTTGGCAAAATGAAGAAAAAGGATGCAAGCGGCAAAGAAACCCCTATTACGCCCTATTCAAACGACGAGGTTCACCAACTTCTCAAACAATATGGCGTAGAATTAAAAAACGATGTAGGATACAATGCTTGTTACGTTGCAAATATGGCAAAAGCAGACTTCCTTGGGTCGTCGTTACCGAATGAACAGTACTTGGCTAAATTCGTCAAAGACTATCTTGATGATATAGACGGCGCACCAACAAGAGCAATGGATGAATACTATGCAAAGACAATAGCGGAAGGCATTCCAATAATATGGGAGGACATGGTCTAATCACAGTACTCCCAGCGCATATTTCTATGTGTTTTTTGATGACCGCTAAGACATTGTTGTATCCCTCTATATTTATATATGCCAGCCTTTGTTGCGGCAATTATTGAAGGATATACAGTTTCTTCGCCATTGATAGTTATGGATCGAATCTTCCGAGTTCCGAATTGTTTGCCATAAAAATAACACTTTGCACCAGACTTGGCCTTAGAAATACGATTTACAGTTATGGGATTCAGCAAGTTTTCACTAAGCGTACACCAGCGTAAATTTTCAATACGGTTATCTGTTATAATTGTATTGATATGGTCGATACATGGTTTATTGGCAATATTTGGTAAAAATGTCACAGCACATAGACGATGCACAGAACAACGCTTGTGTATGCCATGAACGGATAGCATGACGCTCAGATAGCCGTTTAAATACGGTGTTTGACGGATTATTTTACCACGATGAGACCGTAAATGATTATTCCTTGCATTGACTAATCTATCAAGGCTCTTTATGCGCCCCATAGTAGATGCTTGATAGAATCCCTCATAATTGGGAATGTCGCGCCACTCTTCGTTTGGCAAATTGTCTAAAGATAGGTTTTGATAAGGCTCCATATTGGACAAAAATAAACATTTTTTTAAGAATGAAAAATATCGCAACGCTCGTCCGTAACCTGCCTGCCGACAAGTACCAGGAACTGGCCGGGGCAGTGAACGACGTATTCGAGAACAAGCGCTTCAACCGGGCGCAACGAAGGAGACTGGCGCGAAACTGGCGCAAGTACGGGAAAAGGGAGGAAAAATGAAGATTCGGGACTTGAGTATTCACAAGTATGGATGGACGTTGCGCATATATTATGCCGTGACGTGCTACTATACGGGCGAAATACTCAAGTCCCTTACCGACATCGGATGCCCCGATACGGTTCTTCATCGCGTACAGGGGAATATGGTGAAGTGCGAAATGGATACGGGATTCACCTACTCCAACAAGGAGCATCGGCAAAGTGTCATAGTAATAGGGATGCACTCCTCGCCGTGGGAATTTCTTAACAGCTTTGAGCACGAACTGCGGCACCTCGTAGACGATGTAGCCCTTACCCTCGGCCTGCCGATGGCCGGGGAAGAGGTAGCATACCTTACTGGCGAAATAAACCAGGCGCTATGGGAAGATGTGCACCAATTCACCTGTTGTAAATGTAATGGACATGGAAAAAGATGACACCCAATACTGGATGGCGATGCTCGAAGTGAGCGAATGCTGCGCACCCATATTCGCTGCCGTCGTATGCGAGTTGATGAATACGATTTGATTATTCCAGAAGTTTCACCAGATCGGTTTTCATCTCCTCGTCTATGTCGCGGTAGCGGGCAAATGCTTTGCTGCCTTCGGTATGCCCCGACAAAGATCCCACAAGGTTAGGGTCTTTGACCTGCTTATACAGATTCCCGATAAAAGTACGGCGCGCCATATGGGACGACGCAACTTGGTAGAGCGGTTTTTGCTCAGGCTGCCTATTTAATGGATTCAAAATTGTTACTTTGCGCTTTAGTCCAGCAGCAAGAAATATCCTCTTGATAGCTTGATTATACTTCTGCTCGCTGATTAATGGTAAGAGCGACGGCCCCTCATAGTCAGAATAACGCTCTAATATCTCATTGGCGATAGAATTCAGGGGGACGCGAACTGTTATAGGTCGCCCATCTTTTGACTTACGGGGAATGTACTCAATAGCGCCACGGATTAGATTGTCCTTTGTTAATGTGTACAAATCACCTACTCGGCACCCTATCAAGCACTGGAACACAAATATGTCTCGCTGAATAGATAACTTTGGATGCCTAGAAAGATTGGTATGGTAAACCTTATTACGCTCTTCTATTGATATATAGAATGGGGTGCCATAAACACAATCATCGATTGTATATTTTTTAAATGGATTATTCGTCGTCTTTTCATTATCAACAGCCCAGATAAAGATAGTACGCAGCTTCTTCATCATGCCACTAATCGTATTAGATCCTCTGGGATTCGGTTTGCGAGATTCTGGTATTTGCTTATACATTTGAGGCTGGGATAAAACGATGACATGTTCATTTCGCATATAATTATCGAGGATATACAAATCATCCAATGTCACAGTGTCTATATCTAAAATATAGCCATCCTCCTTTGTTTGTCTCCACATCTCAAATCGCCTTAATACTCGAAACAAGACCCTAAAGTTGGCCTGACGAACCTGCGACAATTTGCGTTTTTGGAGAAATTCATCGCACAACTCAAAAAAGCATTGCTTTTGCAAATGAAATTTTTCGGGATGCAAATATTTATCAACTTCAATGCAGAAGGATTCAGAAGATATATTATCTTTGTTAGGCAACGAGGCGTATACATCTAATAAAATAGTTTTCCACTTTGCTACATTCGCATTGAATACTCCCCGTGCGATCGTATCATAAACTACCTTTGCTTTAATTTCGTGCCGTTTCGCGTCCCAATGTGCCGGATTTATTTCTAAATTTGACGTGTAAAAAAGTTGAATGTCCCGTCCGTCCCGAATACGAAACCGAACTTTACATTTTGCTCCTTTCTTTGAAGAACGAACGAACGCAGAAATAGTAGCCATCGGAGTATTGATTTAGTGGTGGTGCAAGTTTAGCTTTTTTGCACCACACAACCAAATACAAATGTCCCTACTTGTCCGGAGTTGTCAAAAATAAAACTATGTAAAACACCTATAATCAAATATAATAGCTGAAATATCAATAAAATACCGATTTAGGAAAAGGCAGTCTTTTATCCCCTGAGGGGGTACAAAGCAAAAGACTGATAATCAATGATTATCAGTCTTTTTGTTTTTGTGTTCCTGCCCTGTCG